GTCTTCTCCACATGCGCTCTAATCTCATCTTATCCAGAGGTGAAGGTTATTCCATACCCACACATGACAGTTATTTAGAGAAACATGTATAATGTCCACCTAGATATCTCTTTTGTACTTGTATTAGGGTACATAGGGTTGTCTAGGTCTAATTATCATAGGTTTGATATCTACAACGTTATCGAGGCCACGTATACGTGTCCTCTCTTCTTCTACCTGACACACTAATCTTCAGAATTCTTCTGATTTAGTGGAGTGAGATAAAGGAAGAATAACCTTATTATCCGAGAAAGGATCCAATGGAGAGACAGTATTTCCAACATCTTCTTTAAGTTTGGATTTGATGTAATTCATCATATTCAAACCTGAATTAGATTGGTGAAAATTGTCCCAAAACAGTGGACCTGAGAAGTCGAAAGACCGAATCGGTTTATTAGAGTTATGATCGTAAAGATAATTTCAATACCGGTCACGAATATGAAGGAATAAAGGTGAATCCTTTATACTCAAATCGAAACCAGGAATTGACTCTAACTTATCAAGAGAGACAATAACTGTCCCCATCTTAATAAGATTCCTATGTCATACCTTGACATTAAGACGGTAGATTGCAATATCCATAGAGGATAAGAATCTATCCATATTAACAACAGAGAGCGAGTTATGCAACTTAATACTAGTTGATAACCCATCTGCTGTAGGAATAAAACCAAAAGGACCTTTAACAAGTCATACTAAACGTTTTAACATACTTTTACGTATGGTTGGAACATTTTGATATAACTTATCAACAGATTCCTCCGTTAAAGTAAGACCTTTATTATGCAAGTCTAAGAGAATAGAAGGTAAACCTTTTAAACTCTTAACACCTACTAATAAGTTCTTTGCTCCGACGGGAGAAACTTCTCCATCCCTAGTTATTAATCTCTTAGCAAACTCGAAAGAATGCTTTGATATCAATGACTTGGATAGATTAATTTCTACCCCAAGTGTCACAGTCATTAATTGATGATATGATTTAGCAACGTTTTCGTTAGCTATAACTACATCATCCCCTAAAAGGGCGTAATGCGTAAAATCGGGAAAACCAACTCGATTTGCAGCAACACGAACTAAAGTGTGATGAGTAAGGGCTAACATAGCCCAAGAACTCAAAGCACCCATAGGTTGACCTACTGTGTATCTTAAAGGAGTACCTTTATAATACCAATCCCGACTACATAGAATTTTACTTCAACATGTAGCGAGATCCTTATTCAAGAGACGAGATAAAACTTGTTCTTGAACAGCAATAGGTAACCTATCAGTTGCAGCACTTAAGTCGTAAGAGTAAAGAGTTTGCCCATCTAAAGTACCCTCTTCCCAGAGGTCCCTTAGACGTTGAACAGGTCTATTTTGATCAAAGGTCCCATCCATAGGAAGGGAGTCTAAGATTTCAAATATTCCATCAGATAACGGCTTAAACACAGATTGTGTTATAGAGTCCGTTATGGCAAATACCCTAACTTTTCCGGCGGCTTCCAATTTCTCACTTAATTTTCCTAAAATGTAATTACCAGAAGGTAATTTAGACATTTCAGAATCAATTAAGCTTAGAAACTCTCTACCTGAACCTATATTTTCTAAATAGAAACGTAGGTGAGGTAATAAGGGAGAGTCCTTTCATGCACTTAGGTCTTTCCAGACACCAAGTAATGAAACTGGATTATTGGGGCCAGCTGTACCTAGTAGGGATAGTCGAATGGGTTGAAGTCTTAGTTTATTAAAACCAAAGAGTTCTCCACTCGATATCCGTATTTCGTAATCAGGAAGAGTAAGACTACATCCCTTAAAAGGGTCTGTAATAGTACTCAACTTGACCTTCCCGGGTATATGAATAACCCGGTAAACAGCGAAGACGGATAGGACTCCTCTATAACTACTAGTGTCACCAAGTCTAATAGACTTACGTAGGCACCCAGGAATTATAGTTGGGAGTCCCCCTGTTAAGGAAATCGGTATATTTGTTTTAAATATAGGATTTCCACTTATAAAACTCTGGAGAATTCTAGTACACTCTTTGAGATAATGGACTACAAAAGTAGAACCATTTGTCTTTCAGAGAGCAAGTATTCTTGTTCCCAGATGCATATAAGGTGACTTCTTAACCTGTAGAGATCATACTAATAGTCTGAGTCAGCCGGTAAACATCACTTTAGTGATGAAACCGACTGATTCAACTTTAGTTGATAGTAAGTTACGTTTTATTGTTAAATTTGATTTCATGGTTTATTTATAAATATTTAAATAACCTGATACAAATACAATAAAATGTTACTCATATCAGTCTCTCAATGAGAAGTAGGTTAGTCTTCTCACTTGCTAAATCATACCATTTAAGGTAT